CTCGGTGGTGCGTGAGATCGAAGCTTCAAAGATGAGGAGCGGTCTCTACGAAGCTATCAAGCAGCTCATCGTTGTCGGTAATGTTCTACTATACTTCCCTCGGAAGGGTGGCATCCGCATCTTTCGACTTGACCGCTTCGTGGTCCTGCGAGACCCGATGGGTGAAATCCTTGAGATCGTTGTCAAGGAAGATATCGCCCCTACCGCACTTCCCAAAGAGGTGAAGGATGCTATCCAATCTGAGGGTAAGAATTCCCTAGATACTGAGCGGTCTGTCGCACTATACACGTGGATACGCCGCACAGATACCGACTGGAAAATCCATCAGGAAGCCAAGGACATCACCATACCCGGCTCAGAGGGTTCCTACGCACTCGATCAGAACCCTTGGGTGCCTCTGCGGTGGACCCGGATTGATGGTGAGAGCTACGGCCGAAGCCATTGCGATGAATATCTAGGTGACCTCAAGTCACTTGAAGGTCTCTCTAAGGCTATTGTTGAGGGGACCGCAGCAGCGGCGCGTGTCATTCCACTTGTGGACCCGAATGGTATTACGGACGAACGCGACCTGTCTACGGCGGAGAACCTCGAGTTTGTCTCCGGGCGTGAGCAGGATGTATCAATCCTCCAGATCGCGCGTGCGGTGGACTTTAATGTCGCCCGAGAGACGGCTGCAGAGATTGCCCAGCGCCTTTCTTTCGCCTTCATGTTGAACTCCGCCATCCAACGGGGTGGCGAACGAGTGACGGCCGAAGAGATCAGGTACATGGCAGGTGAGTTGGAAGATGCCCTAGGTGGTGTCTATACAATCCTCGCACAAGAGCTTCAGCTCCCTCTCGTTTCGCGTGTTATGCAGAACATGCAGCGCGCCAAGAAACTCCCGAAGCTGCCTAATGGTGCAGTCACTCCGACAATCACCACAGGGCTTGAGGCGCTCGGACGTGGACATGATCTGCAGAAGCTCGACCTCTTCCTCGCAGGCCTTGCTAACGTGCTAGGCCAAGAGGCCCTTCAAGCTGAGCTTAATGGTGCTGAATACATAACGCGCCGCGCGACAGCTCTTGGCATCAACACAACCGGGTTGCTCAAGACCGAAGAGCAGAAGGCTGCAGATCAACAGCAGCAACAGATGCTCGCTCTCATCCAACAACTCGGACCAAACATCATCAACCAACTGGGCGGTATGGCTCAGAATACAAGTGGAGACGCCTGATGGCAAAAAACCCTAAAGACGCTCCGGTCGTAGATGAGGGGGAGGCTCAAGCCTCCTCCACCCCAGCGCCGGAAACAGAAGTTGCCCCTAAAGAAGACACACGTGGTACGCTCGTAAAGACATCCCACGGTTCGTTCTATGTGAAAGGTTAAGATGCCTGAAGTAAACATCCCCGCCCAAGAGACTGGGCCGAACGCCCCCGAAGTAGCACCCGCAGCGACAGATGCAAAGCCTACATGGCTGGGAGACTTCGCTGATGGCGAAGCATTGCGCAAATCATATGATGAGCTACGCGCTAAGATGAGCCGCGAAGGTGCCAAAGAAGGTGCTGCTGAAGCTGAAGCCGCAAAGGCTACTGAAGCTGAAGGTGAAGCCGCAAAGGCTACTGAAGCTGAAGCCACAAAAGCTGCTGAAGCTGCGGGTCTGGACATGTCCACAATCGAGGCTGAGTTCTTAGAGAACGGCTCACTGTCCGATGCGACATATGATGCTCTCGCTAAGGCAGGCTTCGACCGCGCCCGTGTCGATAGTTACATCGCTGGTCAGGTGGCCTTGAATGAACAGATGCAGTCCCGTATCGAGCAGCACGTGGGTGGTGCAGAGAAACTGACCGCCGCTCTGGAATGGGCAGCCACTGGCCTGACTGAGGCTGAGATCAACGCCTTCAATAAGACCATCGAAGGTTCGGATGAAGCTGGTATCAAACTAGCTATGGACGGTCTGATGGCCAAGTACACCAAGACAAACGGTAGTGAACCGAACCTGCTCGATGGTGGTGTCACAGGCCCTAGCGGTTCTGTATTCCGCTCAACAGCAGAACTCACGGCTGCAATGCGTGACCCTCGCTATGCGAAAGACCCAGCGTATCGGGAAGAAGTCACCCAGAAGCTAAATCGTTCCACGATCTTCTAATTGGAGGACACCATGTCCAAAGGAAATCTAGTGAACGTCGATGTGGGGGGCCTTGCACAAGGCCTCTTCGCTCTCATCGACCAGTTGTTCACCTCTGAAGAAGAGCGGCAGGACGCCAAGCTTCGGCTGATCGAACTACAGCAGAAGGGTCAGCTGGCCCAGCTCGCTGTGAATGCGGCCGAGGCACAGCACGAGAACATCTTTGTTGCTGGTTGGCGACCCTTCATCGGCTGGGTTTGCGGGTTTGCCTTTGCATACACCTTCATCTTCCAACCGTTCGCAACCTTCATCATCTGGGCCATCGGCACTTTCACCGATGTCTCGATCAACATTTCAACTCTACCGACGCTTGATATGTCAACTTTGCTGACAGTCCTCGGCGGTATGCTCGGCCTTGGTGCCCTTCGGACATACGAAAAGGCAACCGGAACGAATACCAATCGGGTGGTGAATGCCGCCCAAGTAGGGACCGGCGGTCTCTACTGAAAGGGTGGGCTTCTCTAGGCCCGCCCTCTCCACCCGTCAGTTACGCACTGACGGACAGCTGAGCTACTCAGAATGAAACACCGGACCAACGCGCGAAGTGTCACGGGCGCTCAGTTTCCTACCTTTTGAGACAGAACGTGCTGACCTTTTTAGGCGGCGTTCAAGGCAATCCAGAAGACACACACACGAACGTGGCCCACTGAGGTGGATAACTTCGTGCGAGGGTGAGTGCTTCGAGGACCGCCAATTCCTCAACACTCTCACAAGGTATCACAATGGCTAACGCAAACGTATCGCATCCGGGCCAGATTTTGGCTACTGGTGCTGACGACGCACTCTTTCTGAAACAGTTCTCCGGCGAAGTTCTGACGATCTTCGAGAACGAGAACGTAACCAAAGGCCGCACAATGTTGCGGACCATCACAAATGGTAAGTCCGCGCAATTCCCTGTTATGGGTCGCGCCTCGGCTTACTACCACACACCGGGTAACGAAATCCTTGGTGGCGCTGTAAAGCACAACGAGAAGATCATCACCGTCGATGGCTTGCTGATCGCTCCAACTTTCATTGCTGACATTGAAGATGCAATGAACCACTACGACATTCGCTCGCATTACTCCACCGAGACTGGCCGAATTTTGGGTCAGACGTGGGATGCACACGTCCTTCAAGTCGGTGTCCTTGCCGCTCGTACGGCTGTTGCGAACATTCCGGGTGAAAGCCCTGCAGGTTCTGTCATCACCGAAAGCGTTGCTGGTGACTATGATGACGAAGTCAAGTTGGCATCCGCTATCAAACTCGCTCTGCAGAAGATGGATGAGAAGAACATCCCAGAGACTGAGCGTGTGATCTACCTGCGGCCAGCGGCTTACTGGCGTCTGCTGGACAACGATAAGCTGATTTCGAAGGACTTCTCGGCAAATCCGGGCGACCGTTCGATGGGCTTCATCCCACGCATCGGCGGTGCTGAAGTTGTGAAGACCAACCAGCTGCCTTCCACCAACGTGACGGCTTCGACCGTTGCTGGTGGTTCGCGTGATGCGTATGTCGGTGACTTCACTAAGACTGAAGCATTGGTTATGCACCGCTCCGCTGTTGGTACTGTCCAGCTGATGGACCTGTCCACCCGCGCTGACTACGACCCTCGCCGCCTCGGCACCCAGATCGTGTCGAAGTTCGCTGTTGGTCACGGCGTTCTGCAGCCGGAAGCAGCAATCGAGTTGGCTCGCGCCTAATCCGACGACAACCAAAAGGGGTCAGTAGAGTTTTCTGCTGGCCCCATTTTTTTCGAGGCCTACAATGTCCATCAATTTCACCACCAAACTTGACGCTGTGAACACCCTTCTGTTCACTATCGGGGAGACCCCTGTAAACACCCTTTCAGGTGGTACGGATGTGGACGCAGTGACCGCGGAACAAGTCATCGACCGTACATCCCGTGCAGTTCAATCACATGGGTGGGACTTCAACCACGAGCCGAACTTTCCTCTCGCTGTTCAAGCCTTTGCACCATATGAAATCTTTGTTCCTGACACAGCCCTCACTTGCGACCCGTCGGATAAGTACCTGAAGGTGACCCAAAGGGGTAACCGCCTCTACGACGTAGCCAATCACACCTACTCGTTCTCGGGTATTACCAAGATCGAATGCGACATCACATGGATGCTCCCGTTCGATGAACTTCCAGAGACTGCTCGGAGCTACATTGCAACACGCGCCGCCCGGATATTTCAGGCTGGCTCGGTAGGCTCAGACTTAATCCACTCCTTCACGCAGCAAGATGAGGCCCAAGCGCGTATTGCTTTCCGACGAGCAAACACACGGGCAGGTGACAAGAACTTCCTCCACCACAGTAGCACTGTAAGCAGCATTCTTCAAAGGTAGGTCCATGCTAATTAGCTCCGCTATCCCAAACCTCGTGAACGGGGTATCCCAACAGCCAGCGCCTTTACGGCTGGCCTCCCAGTGTGAGGCGCAAGAGAACTTTCAGAGTTCTGTCGTGGAGGGTTTGAAGCGGAGGCCTGCCTCGCGCCATCTGGCAAAATTGACGTCCAGCTCGTGGTCTACAGCTTTCCTGCATACGATCA